AAATGTTCCAGGTAAAAGAACAAGATTTGGTAAAAGAATTAGAAGAATATGCAGATTTAAAGAAGAAAAAACTTATTTAAATAGGAGAGAAGATAAAAATGGATAATAAAGAAAATTTTGAAAGAAAAGAAGAAATAAAAGAAAAACTTGAAAAAATTGTAGAAAATCTGACTAAAAAAGCATTTGAAGAAGTTTTACTTGAACAATATTATGAAGTTGCAGAAAAATGTATAAATGAAAAACCTTATAATATTGAAAATCATTTGACTATGATAGGTTTTGCATTTGAAACAAATAAAATCATTTCTCTAATTAAAGATGAAAAAATAAAAGAAAAATATGACGAAAAAGGTCAAATGATATGGGATAAATGGCAGGAAAAAATTAAGAGTACTGTAAATGGCTTTGATTTAATGCAAGCCATAAATAAAACTATGGAAAAAGAAAATAAAAATTAGGAGGATAAAATGAAGGATAACTTAAACCTTTTTGGATTTGGACAGCTTCCTAAGAAAGAAATAGTTAGAGAAGCTTCAATCAAAAATATAGTAAAAAAAATACAAGATTTGGATCATAAATATAACTATGATGAAATATTCTTTGATTGGGTAAGATGTATGTTTTATACTTATGCCAATACTTGCAATAAAGTAGGTTATTCAGATAGGGAAGAAAAATTTAAAAGAATAGTAGATAAACATGGTAAAGGAGTAATTCAAGTTTTTCTTGAATGTCATGCTGAACTGGTAATGTTATTTGAAAAAGAAATAGATGATTACTTAGGGAAAATATATCATGAATTAGGTATTCACAATAAAATGAAAGGTCAATTTTTTACACCATTTCACCTTTCAAAACTTATGGCAGAAACAAGAGTTAATGAATTAATAAAAGAATTAAATTCAAAAAAAAGAATAAAAATAATTGATGCTGCATGTGGTTCAGGTTGTTTAATGCTAGGAATATTAGCAGTATTAAAAGAAAAAGGAATCAATTATCAAAAAAGGATTTTTATTAATTGTAGTGATTTAGATGAAAATACTATTCAAATGGCTTATGTTCAGTTGACTATTGTTGGAGCTAAAGCAAAATGTGAAAACAAAAATTCTTTAACAGGAGAAATATTTGGAAGATGGGATACATTTAATTATAGCATTAGTGGCAATACAAGTTTAGATTTAGAGGTTGATTATGGAAGATATAAAGAATAGCATTATAAATCAAATAACTTTTGAAATTGATAAAAATAATAATTTTAATTCTGAAGAAATAGAAAGAATTAAAAATATTATCATTATTCAATTAAAAGATTATGATATTGTCTCAAAAAAATATGAAATAGTAGTTTCTGATAGAACAAATGCAGAACTATGGAAAAAATTTTTTCTAACAAAGAAAGCTGAAAATCTAAGTGATAAAAGTTTACTATACTATAAAAATTCTCTTGAATTATTTTCTCTCTTTATAAAAAAATCTTTTTTAAAAGTTACTACAGATGATATTAGATTGTACTTAGCTGTAGAAAGAGAAAAGAACCAGCAGAAAGCTGTTTCAATAGATAATATTAGAAGAATTTTAAATTCCTTCTTTTCATTTTTAAATGAAGAAGAATATATTTCTAATAATCCTGTAAAAAGAATTAAAAAAGTTAAAGGTCAAAAAACTGAAAAAACTGCATTTACACAATTAGAATTAGAAAAACTTAGAATGGCTTGTGAAAACTCATTAGAAAAAGCAATAATAGAAGTACTTATATCTAGTGCTATTCGTGCAACAGAATTAGCTAATATAAAAATTAGAGATATTGATTTTGAAAAAAATGAAATAAAAATTGTTAGAAAAGGAAATAAAGAAGGGATTGCTTTTATGAGTACAATTGCTGCTCTTGCAATTAAAAAATACATCAGTGAGAGAGGAAATTATAATACTCCTTATTTATGGGTTGTTGATGGACTTATGTATAAGTGTTATAAAAATCAAATTCTAGGTAGTAAGATTGAGACTGAAGGATTTAGAAGAGTATTAAAATCAATTGCAACTAGAGCAAAAGTTGAAAATGTTCATCCTCATAGATTTAGAAGAACATTTGCAACAATGGCACTAAAAAAAGGAATGGATGTTGAAGAAATTCAACAAGTTTTGGGACATCAGAACATAAATACAACTATGATTTATGTTAATGTTGATAAATCCAGTGTAAAAGAAAAATATAAAAATATAGTTGGTGGTTAGAATGGAATCAATATCTTTAAAAAATGATACTTTTTTAAGAGATTATATAAAAAATAATCTTATGAAAAAACATAAGACATTAGGTCAGAGCTTACAAATAGATGCTTCAGATGTTAAAGAGTTACAAAAAGAATTGTTTTGTGAGTTATTTGATAATTATGGAATTTATGAAATAGATAAGGTAGCTAATGAAATGGGTTATCCATACAATAGTATATTTATAAAAAAAATGATTGAATGTGAAGCTGATAAAATTATTGAAGAAAGAAGAGATAAGGAGTTTGAACAACAATATATAATAGAACATTTACAAGAAAAATCTTCAGTCTTAGCTAAAAAATTATTTCTTTCAATAGAAGAAATAAGAGGAGTTAAAAAGAATTTTTTAGAAAACTTAATCTTATCAAATCCTTTATTACAATATTATAAATTGGCTGAAAAAGTAAAATGTACTTATTCAAAATTTGGCAGGATATGTAGAGAATGTAAAATAAACTTAATTGGTGACATAAAAATAGCAAGAGATAATTCTGTAAATTTAATTGAATTAAAATCAAAAATACAAGAAGGGTTTTCTTTTGATAAATTAAAAAAATATTTTGGTTTAGGAGATGATAGACTTAAAAGAATTTTAGAACAAAATAAATTAGAACTTTTAAATCAAAGAAAAGTACTTCGTGAAGAAGATAAAGAAAACATAGTTATAGATTATAACAATGGAGTTTCTATAGCTCAAATAATGGAAAAATATCATACTAGTGAAAGTAGAATAAAAAAATTTTTAACTGCAAAATGTATTTTTGACAAAAAAAATTATGAATTAAATGATACTGAAATAGAATTTTTAAAAGAGAATGCTCCAAATATGACATTGAAAGAACTATCAATGAAACTAGGGAGAAAAGGAAGTACATTAAGAACAATCCTGGGAATTTTAAAAATAAAGTATAAAGCAAGAAATTGTAAAGGTGAACTTTGGGAATGGAAAGGTTTTAACTAATAGAAATAGGAGGAATTTAAAAATGAAAAATACACTAAATGATTTAAATAATTACTTATTTGCACAATTAGAAAGATTGGATGAAGAAGATATAAGTGAAGAAAAATTAAACTCTGAAATTATGAGAGCAAAAGCAATAGTTGGAGTAGCTTCTGCTATCATAAGTAATGCTGATGTTGCAATGCAAGCAATGAGAGTAAAAGAAGGTATAGCAACTAATGAAGGTATTAAGCTTCCAAAAATGTTAGAGGACTAAAATGAGAAGAAAATTTAAAACAGAAGAATTGGATTTTTTAAAAAGTTTCAATGGAACTAAAAATAGAAATGAGTTATTAGAATTATTCAATAATAATTTTGAAAAAATAACTTCAACACAGTTAGAGACTCTGCTCCATAGATATAAAATACCTTTTAAAAAATTATCTTCTTATACTTTTAAAAAAGGACACACTCCTTGGAATAAAGGTAAGAAAACAGGAATAAGACCTCCTAATCTTTTCAAAAAAGGAAATGTAACCTGGAATACAAGAGAGCTTTATTCAGAAAGAATTGATAGAGATGGTTATACCTATATAAAACTAATAAATAAAAAGAAATGGAAGTTAAAACATAGATGGATTTGGGAACAAAAATATGGAGAAATTCCAGCAGATCATGTGGTAATTTTTGCTGATGGTAATAAAAAAAATTTTAATATAGAAAATTTAATTTTAGTATCAAGGAAAGAACTAGCTGTTTTAAATAAAAATAAATTATTAAGAGATAATGCTGAGTTAACAAATATTGGAATAGCAATAGCAAAAATAAAAATTGCTATTGCTGATAAAAAAAGGAAAAAAGAGGAGAAGAAATGAAAGAATTTAAAATGAAAGCCTGGTTAAAAAAAGAAAATAAAATGGTTGCTATTATTGGAATTGATTTAAATTATCAATATATCAGATACACTGATGATGGAAATCTTTTCAAAGATGATTATAAAATTGCTGATTTTAAAGATATAGAACTTTTACAATTTACTGGAACAAAAGATAAGGCAGGTCAAGAACTTTATGAAGCGGATATAATTCTATTTAATGATGGTATCGATGATATTTATGGATTAATTTCCTATGATGATGATGAAGGTACTTATCGTGTTTCTTATGAAAATATTACAGAGCATCTTTCAGAGAGAGAAGGGGATTTTGAAATTGTTGGTAATATTTTTGAAAATCCACAATTACATGAACAACTAGGATACTAGGTGAGTTAAATGGAAAAAATTTGTAAATGGTGTTCTAACTATAACAAAGGAAAATGTACTATTTTGAATGAAAAACTTTATTCAGATGTTCCCTCTTCTTACTGGGGAACTTTGGATATTATTACAAAATTTTTTGATAATCATTTCAGAAAGTTCTTAGATCCTAATGATTTATATGATTTAGCAGATGAACTTTCAGATGAAATAAATGATTTTGTTATAAAAAAATCAGAGGCTACAACTATAGAGCTTGGTTATGAACAACAAGAAGATTTTTCTTGTAAATATTGGAGGTAATTAATGAATTTTGATAAAGTTATAGAAGTTCAAAATTGTTTCTCAGAAGTTGAAAAATATATAAAAGTAAAAAGTTCATTATCTATGAATAATGATGAAAAAAATATTCTGATAGCTTTACACTATGATTCTTTCAAAATTATAGAAGCTGATAGAATAAATATTTTAGGTAAAATTCAAAAATTAAATAAATCATTTGAAATCAATCATGTTGTTATAAATAATCATATGGTTTTATTTCAGGGAACTGTTAAGGGAAGTGATTAAAAAATGAATAAAGAGATGATTAGACTAGCAAAAAAATACTCAAAAACCAATAATAAAAAGGCTTGTAAAATAAGCTGGAAAATATTTTATACAGGATTAGGTGGACATCAATATTGGAGAAATAGTGTTAATTTTAAATTTAATATATGTTATAAAAGATTGAAACCTAAATTAAAAAAAAGAAATGGTAAAAATCAAATAAAAAGTAATAACTACCTATATCAATGTAATTGTGGACATCAATTTAATTCAAATAAAAAATTGAATAATGGAGAAATATATTGTCCAGAATCAGATTGTAAAACTTGTATAGAAAAATAATAAAATAGGAGGAAGTGAAATAATGGAAATCAAAAAACCTAAAAATTTTAGAGATATATTAAGTTTACAAAAATATTTAGATGATAATATTAATAATATTAGAACTAGAACTTTTGAAGATATCAAGATATCATTAATTGCAGAATGTGTTGAATTTAATGAGGAGACTATGTTTTCTCATAAAACTTGGAAAACAAAAGAATATCGTAGAGACAAGGAATTAGAAGAACTAACTGATGTTTATTTTTTCTTTGCTCAATTGATAAATTATCTTGATGATGATAAAAATGAAGCCTTAAAGGAAGCTATTTGTTTTTCTTTTGAAGAAAAATATATTCATACAGATGAACCTGATATTTTAAGATTTATTCATTATGTCTATACTGATAAGTTAGCAATAGCTATGGATGAACTGATTGCAATTACATATCAATATAATTATACAACAGATAATATTTTAAATTCTTATTGGGTAAAATGGAAAAAAAACATGAGAAGAATAGGTAAAGAATGGAATTAGGTGGTAGAAATGACAGCACAAGAAATGAGAGCATCATTAGAAAAACAATTAGAGAAACTTCCATTTTTCATATCAACAAAAGATACTGCTGATTTTTTAGGAATTAGTAAAAGTAATCTTATAAGGAAAACTGAAACTGGAGAAATAAAATCTATAAGAAATGGGAAATTAATTAAAATACCAAAGGAATGTCTGATAGAGTATGTTTTAAATGCAATGTAAGAAATTAGTATATTGACTTTTTTTAATAGTTGCCTGATAATTCATTATCGGTAGCTATTAAAAAAAGATAAAGGAGGATTCTTGTATACATCAAGCTACACTAGAAAAAGAGGTAAGTTTTACCATTTAGTTTTTGAATATATAAAAAATAAGAAAAAAACTGTAAAATCAAAATCATCTAAAACTGATAATGAAGAATTAGCTGAAGAAATGCTAAAAGTTTTTGAAGAAGAATGTAGAAAATTTTTTGGGATATCTGAAGATAAAAAAAATAGCAGCAGAAAAAGTATTTTAAAAAAAATAGACCAGGATGTAAATTTATTTGATAAAGAAATTAGTTTCTGTAATTTCATTTTAGGATATGTCAAAATGAGATTTAAAACTATTGATGATGCAACCTACTCATCTTATTTATCAAATACAAAGATATCCATATTACCTTATTTTTTTAAAGAAAATAAGAAACTCAAGGATATAAATACATTTGACATTCAAAAGTATTATTTTCATGAATTAAATGTAAGAGGAGTTTCTGCTAATACAGTTATTCATTACCATAATCTTTTAAGTTTAACATTCAAGTATGCTCAAAAGATAGGAATAATAACCATTAATCCTATGTTGAATGTTGAAAAGCCTAAAAAGGTTAGGTATATTGCAAAAGTCTATAATCATGAACAAATAAAAGAAATGCTTGAAATATTAAAAAAAGAAGATAAAGCACTATATTTAGGAGTGGTTATAACTAGCTTCTTTGGTTTAAGAAGAAGCGAATTATTAGGTCTAAAATGGTCAGCAATAAATTTTGTAGATAATACAATGAGCATTGTCCATACTGTTACAGAAACTAATTTAGATGGTAAAAATATCTTAATAAAAAAAGATAAGACTAAGAGTACAGCTGGTTTAAGAAGTTTTGTTTTACCTGGTTCAATAAAAGAAATGCTCCTGGAGTTAAAAGAGGAACAAAAGAGAAATAAAGAAAGACTAGGTAAAGGATATTACACAAAAGATGAAGAATATGTTTATGTAAATGAAGGTGGGGAACTGCATAAGCCGAAGTTTTTAACAAATGGATTTAGAAAATTCCTGGCAAAACATAATTTAACACATATTAGGTTTCATGATTTGAGACACAGCTGTGCTACAATATTGTGTGAAAGCAATGTTAATGTAAAAGACATTCAAATGTTTTTAGGACATAGCAGTGCTAAAACAACAATGGATATATATGTGCATCAAATGAATAAGAGTAATTTATCAACAGTATCTATAATAAATGAAAAAATAGGTATCTGATAAACTTACTTAGTTAATCAAAATAAAAAAAGTTACCATTAAAAACAATGGTAACCCAGATAGTTTAATATTTTGGTTGACTTTTCACCCTGTCAAAACCTGTCAAAATAATTTTTAGAGTATCGCAACTACTCATAAAATCAAATGTTTATGGCGGTGAGAGAGGGATTTGAACCCTCGGTACCGTAATTGGTACTCTGACTTAGCAGGTCAGTGCATTAGGCCACTCTGCCATCTCACCAAACTTACCAAATATTTTGTTAATGGCGGAAGGCTAGAGACTCGAACTCTAAAGTCTTACGACGCCGGTTTTCAAGACCGGTTCCTTACCAATTA